GCCATCACCACTACCATGGTCTACAACGCTCTCTCGAACGTTGTTGACTTTTTGGCTGATGGTGCAGTTGTTAGTATTGCAACAATGGCGAACGTCGATGCGCTTCTTCGTGGTGAGACGTAAGTCCTCACGAAGTGTTGGCGAGATCTTACCGTTCTGGTAGAGCGAGCTGACACTTTTCGTGTCAATTCGATTTTGCCAGTCCTAAGTTTAGATCTCGTCATAGCTGAGGCTCGTGAAAGGTGGCGCTTGGAGGAGGTACCTTTGAAGGCCCTCACCAATAGCCAAGTTGACTTTTATGTCAACCTTTGCACGCAGTTGATCAGTGACGATCCACTTCACATTGTCCAGCCGAAGTCTCTCGTACGTGACATATTGACTTTACGTCAACGTGTCACTCACGAGGGCCTTTCCTTCGTTACAAAGACGCTACCCCGTTTGGGGAAAGCTGTCGATGCTGCGTTGGTTAAGGGCAGATTCACTATTCCTTCTGAATTTCGTACTCAGAAGAATAGGAAGTCACCCGCTTTTATGCAGGCGTACTTCAATCTGGTCTTCGACGAAGACGGTGTTATCCGGGAAGGAGCAAACGCAGATGCTGTTAAGCACCTGCGACAAGTGCTCTTTTTTGGTTACAAACTCGAACTCCCTTACAGTAAAGAGGACGAATCGATTGTAATCGACCGTTTTCTCAATACTGAAAAGGAGCTCGCTCCACTTGATGATGAGGAAGCTGTCGACATTGTCGAACTGGCATCTCTCATTTCAAGTAAAATTGTCAAGGAGTTTGATCCCCTTGATATTGTACCAAAACATGGTCCCGGAGCGGTGGCGACCGGTGAAAAGTTAGATGGAAAGTGGGTTTTCTCTCACAAGTACATCTCTCTTCATCGGTTCTTCCCTTACTACCAGTTTATGATGGTAGGGGGAGTTCGCGAATTGTCTGATCGATTGGACTGGTACAAATCCATGGAGGTCCACGAAAGTGGAACAGCTAAGGTTGTACTTGTTCCAAAAGATTCTCGCGGTCCGCGTCTTATTTCTTGTGAACCACTGGAGTACCAGTGGATTCAACAAGGTGTGGGACGGAAATTGGTTAGTCTCCTTGAAAGCCATAGGCTCACGAGGGGTCGAATCAATTTTACTCGTCAAGAGATTAATCAGCAGCTTGCTCTGGCTAGTTCGACTAGCGGCGCTTTTGCTACTCTTGATCTCAAAGACGCGTCAGACAGGGTCTCTCTCGCCCTCGTCAGAGGAGTTCTTAAACGAACTCCTCGGCTTGTTCGAGCTTTAGAGGCCTCGCGAACGACGGCGACTACTCTCCCAGATGGAAGAGTTGTACCACTAAAGAAGTTCGCTCCGATGGGGTCAGCTTTATGCTTCCCAGTCGAGGCTTACATCTTTTGGTTGGTCATAGTCGCTGCGATAATTCGCGTGTCAAATCTGCCACTAGAAAAAGTGGGCAGAAGGGTCTATGTGTATGGTGACGATATTATCGTCCCTACACATTGGGCTCCTTTGAGTATACAAGCGCTTGAATCTGTTGGCTTGTTAGTCAATAGAGACAAGTCTTGTATCACAGGTGCTTTTCGCGAGAGTTGTGGCGTTGATGCCTTTAATGGCGTCAATGTTACTCCCTTGCGACTTAGCACTCTGTGGACTGGTCGCCCTGGGGATGGATCTGCTTTGTCCTCCTATAGCTCTCTTGCGAACCGTTTGGCTCGTAAAGGTTATAAGGGGACAGCTAACTTACTATGGAGTCTACTTGACCGTACCTACGGTTTGATTCCGTTTGGTGTCGAGGAAAGTAGTTTCCCGTGTAAGTGGGCTGTATCTGTTGACGTGGCAGAGTTTAAAAATAAACTCAGTCATCAGTACAGATATAATCAGAGTTACCA